CTTTACTCTTATGTTGTAACAAGGACGACAGCCGTGACTGATAATCCTCAAAAGCAGCATCTGCACTATCAAGAGCCTTAACTTCACCAGCCAACACACTACGGTCTTGGTCTGAGAGGTCATAAAGCTCGTCAATAGATTCCATTCTGCTATTGAATAACTCTTCTGCCGCAGCAGTGTTGATAGAGGTCTCCAGAGAATTAATCTTCTCGGTGGCTTCCTCTAACTTATTCTGAAGATCTTCGATTGAAGCTTTGGCTTCCTTAGCATCGTTTTGAGCCTGAACTTTTTCAGTCTCAATACTCTCTCTTTCAGCCCTGAATTGCTCGTCTTTCTCACGAATCTTGTCGATCACATGAGAAGCTACGTTAGCAACGGCCTCCTCAGAGAACTCTGCTTTGTCAGACAACTTCGAATCGAGGATCTTCTCGAACTCGGTTTTGAATTCTGTGATATCCATAGTCTTAGTAGTTTTTACATTATTTATTTCACTTTGTGAAATTTTTAAAATATTTTTTTCAGCTTTCTCCTTTAATCGAGGGGAGTTCATTCCATCTCTTGTGTCATTAATGTTTAAATCTATGTTTTTTTCTACTATAAGCCCGCTAACGTCTGCAGCAGGATTAGTGGTAAATCCAATACCTAATGGAAAAACTTCCCCCACTACCAATCGGTAGATAGGAGTTCCATCGTCTAATGCACCTGATCCCTCAAAAATTTTGAGGTGTTTTTTCATTTCTTCAATTTGAGCTGGATTAGTTATAATTTCAGCGTCCTTCAGATCTTGAGATCCCAGTGCAAGCACATAATCATTAAACCCAAGCTCCCAGCTGGCGGAAATTTTCTTGAAATAAGGGTCGTTTTCGTCACTAGACCTTAAGAGCACGTCCGCAAAATCCTTATTGACTGTTTTGTATATAACAGAAGCTAAAGAAATATAATATGGGTCTTTTGTGGCTAACGCCGCGCCGTTACCTATGATCTTGTCATTCTTGAGGTCGGTAAAGCCAGCGTTAACAATATGGCCCACTACCTTCTGCTTCTTATGCTCTATGTTGGTCGGCTTATGAACAAAATAATCAATAAGCTCAACTGCCGTTTCGGAATCTATACCGTCTCCATTTCGATTGAATTTATTAACAATAGCTGCATTGAACGCCACACCTATTAAATCAACATTTCTCTCTAAATCAATGGATTTAGGAATAAGGGGCTTTAAGTTCTTCAGTGACGCTAAACTAATATTTAGATCTTTTTCTAAATCAGTTGTCGCATAAATATCAAAAAGATATTCGGTTTTATACTTAAACTTATCTGACATTACATAAAAATGTTACACATTTTTATTTCTCTAGAGAATTTTTTCTACTATGATGCAAGATCGCCGACGCATAATCATCGAGCTCATGCTCAGCACTTATGTTAACTACTTCCTTAAGAGGCTTCAAATCAGTTAGTTTTGCTGCATTTTTAATGCATAATTTAGCCGTAGAAAGCCAATCCTTGGGGTTTTTGGCTATCACTACCGATTCGCATACTTTTTCTAGAATAGATGTCTGATGCTTATTTAGCCTTTTTCTTTGGAAAACCTTTTTGGCTTCCGTTACCAAGGTAGCGTATAAATCATTAGTGTCATCTACGGTTTCCTTGATATCTTGAACCGAATACTTAATCTTAGCCAACGTTTTGGAACCTACGGGCCGCCCCGGACGAGAAGGGCTTTTCCCTCTCTTATTCTTATTTTCTTCATACAACCGCCTTTGTTCTAGCTGCTTTGCGCCCTGAGGGTGTCTAATCTCTTCGATTTCCTCTTCCTCTTCGAAATCCATTGGCACAGGGGTTCCTCCCACTAACGGGTTGTAATACCCTTTTTGCCTATCGTCCACAAACTTCTCTTGTGCTTTTTCCAACGTAGCAGCATCCGGAAACACCCCGGTATCGATAACTCTCATCCCTTGTTCTGGCGGCAAAATGCCCAACTCCATCATGCGCGTGATTACTCTTTGTATTTGCGCTTGGTCCTTTAAGTCGATTGTTTCAAATTTGGCTGTAGGTATGCTCCTAAAACCAAAATTTTTGCAGAGTTGCTTTATCTCCGCTTGTAGAAATTCATTTAAAAACGTATCCCTAGCCTCTTTTAGTCTTTGTAGAAACATTTGAGCTTTCACCTCTGTGCTAGCAAATTTTTCTTGACTTAAAATAATGTTCTGCAACCCTTCTTTAATATCTTGGTTAATTACTTCATATTTTTGTGGGCCAATAACCTTATTGATATCTGGAATAATAAACTCAGCTTTGGTGGTATAGTCGCTCACTAAAATACGACCAACGCTTTGGTTCTGAAATAGCGCCTGCATCGCTCGTATGTTACGAGGATTTATCCCCCCCTTGTCTGGCGTGGTCCCCATTGTAATAAGCAATACTACATTTTCTATGGTTCTACAGATAGACTGATCTATTTTTTTCATCTCCATTTTGAAGTTAATATCATCCAAAACTGGAAACCCAAAGGGAATAGCAAATGGCTCGTAATCCTGCTTTTTGTAAAAAGCATACCTTAGCTTTTCCGGGTTAAGTCTAACTTTAATGCCATCAGCAGCCCAGCTATCACTTTTTATCCTTTTCTTTATGTCGGCGGGAAGCGCGTCATACATCTCACGGTCTTCGTCGGTTTTCGGATCACGGAGCCTCTCCACCTCATACTCACTTAATAGTTTGGCATACAAACCAAACCGATCAAACGAAGTTGCCCTTTGAGCCACAACCCCATAAGGATTCAACAAAATATACCTCACAGGAATTTTGTTGCTCATCATGTTAATGCCCAAATTTCTTACCTTTGAAAAATCATCGGCTTTAAATTTGCTTTCCAATGTATACAGGAATATATTTCCACTCCTGTAAAACTCTCTGAAAAACTGATCTTTTAAATTCCATATTTTAATTTTCTTAAACCACGCGTCAATAAAGTCTCTAGACTTGGCGCTCCCTCCCTCTAAATAAAGTTGAGAATTAGCAAAATCCGCCATTGTGTCAACGGAGTTTCTGAAAACAGCAATATTAGCGTATGCTTTCTGGCAGAGCTCTATAGCGTCTCGCACATTAACCCCGTCAATGGAATACTGATAAGGCAACATTCCCGCTCTGATGTTGGCGTACTTGTAGAGCATTGGGGCAACAGCAATATTATTACGTCTAAGCTCGGTGGCCGACCCTCCAGAAGATGTGCGCGAATAAGCTTTAGATTCGTAATTATAAAAAGACTCCCCTATTAATTGGGGTTCGAACCCGTCCTTAGAGGTTGCCTGCATGATGTTTTCGATAGGTTGCTCCTTTTTCTGAATCTTTTCCCAATAATCAGAACGTTTTGTATATTTTCTTTTTTGCGCCATGTTAAATAGTTTACACTTAAAGTCGTTAAAGTGACTTTGAAAGTTACTTTACATTATAAAAAGAGGCTCGAAAGTTTCCACAACATCTTCTCCTGTCTGCGATTGTGCGTCGAGATACACTTTGGCCATCCAGTTTGCTAGTACTAAAGCCGAATAAGAATCCTTGCGGGCTTTATCCGGACCACTTTGTCTGCGCAAATTGGAGGGGAGGTCAAAGGTTTGTGTCCCTTGCGAGGTAGTGGTGATCTGAATCAGGGCGCACTCATTCTTGGTTAACTCTATCATGTCCGACTGGTGCTCAACAAAATCAATCATTTTGGCAGCAGGGGTTTGTTTAGCTTCCTCTGAAGTACGTAAAAATTTAATATCTGATATAGGAATGCTTTGGCGCTTTTGTTTAGAATAAGAATCATCAATTGCGCGGCTTCCGAAATACACTCTCCTGTGATCGAAATTTGCTTGCAGGAGCTCGTTGGCTTGCCGAATCCAATTGCTGGTCGGCTTTCTTAATATAACGTGGTGATAGTTTTCTTTGTTATATTGCCTTTTATAAGACCTCAAGTCTCTTTGGTATTCCTCTGGCTTATCGAGCCCCACCTCTACGGTTTGTAATTTAATTTTCTTGTTCTTAAAGGT